GTAGTGCCAGAAGATATCGAGCTTGAAGCCGTCCCGGTCGAGCTTGTGCTCGAGGCCGGCGGCCTTGCTGCCGAGGGTCTTGCGGAGGTGGAAGCCGGCTGCGCGTAGTTCGCGCATGGCGGCTGGGGTGTGCTCGGTGATCATGGCGCCGAGGTCCATGTCGCGGTCGTGCGCGATGAACCGGCGCTCTCTGACGGCGCCGAGGAGCGTGCCGTCCGTGAGCCAGGCCGTGACGCCGGCGCGCTGGAGCGCGGCCACCGCGTCGGTGAGGACGGCGAGCGCCTCTGCGGGGTGCTCGGCGGGGATGCGGCGCGTCACCGGAGGTCTAGCCCCGCTAGGTTCAGGGGGACGCCGGTGAGGTCGGTGTTGACGTAGCGGTACGCGCGCATGTTCCTCGTCCTCCCCTCCTCCACGGCCTGCAGCCACGTCCTGTCACCATGCCGGCCTTGAACGGCGTCCTGCATGAACATGGTCATGGTCCGCCTCAGCTCGAGGCGCTCCGGGCTCTTGACGTTCGCGCTGATGAGCACACCGCCGGCGTTCGTGGTCGTGGCGATGCGTTGCGCGCCTGGGTCGGTGAGCTTGTGCCGCTCCCACTTCCCGCCGCCGCCCACCTGGCGGTACGTGACGCGGTCGCGGTGGAGGATGCGTGGCTTGGCGGCGTGCACCCAGACCCTGCCGTGGCTCGTGATGCGCCCGTACGCGTCGGTCTTGAGGTGGTCCCAGACGACGGGCACGGGGAAGGCGATCGCGGCGACGTAGCTCCCTGGGCGCGTGAGGAGGTCGATGCCTCGGTAGAGGGCCTGCGCGAAGCCCTCGCCGAAGATGAAGTCGGCGTCGGCGAGCATCACGGTCTCGTTCGCGGCGGCCTTGATGGTGCGGGTCCTGACGTCGGCGAACGTCAGGCGGCGGGATAGGTCGCGCTTCTCGAACAGGCGCTTGAGGCGGACACCATGCGCGGCGAGGACCGGCTCTAGGTCGTCCAGTCGGGCTTGCGTGTCGTCGTTGCTGCGGTGGTCGAGTACGACCCACTCGTCGAAGAGCGGGGCGGCGTGCAGGCTGGAGAGCAGGAGGCGCTCGAGGGCGGCGCCCTCGTTCCACGCGTGCACGACCAGGCTAGCCCGCTTCACGCGGCGCGCTCCATGCGGTGCTTCGCTGGGCGCCGCCAGTCCGGCCCGTACCGGTGCTCGACCATGCGGACCGGGTCGGCGGGCGCCCAGACGGGGATGCCCTCCCAGGAGACGCGGGTGCGCTCCTCGATCCACTCGCGGGGGAAGCCGCGGCCCTTGCCGTGCAGCTCGTCGACGCGCATGTAGCTGGGGCGTTCGAGCCACCCGGGTCGGCGCCGGTCCTCGTGCCAGACGAAGATGCACACGTGCAGGCGGTTGACGTAGCTGACATGCGCGCGGGCGTAGTCGAGGTGCTTGATGAACCGCAACACGAACCCGGCCTCCTGCGCGGCGGGCCGGAGGCGCTTGAGCTTCGCCCAGTCCTCGAGGAGGATGCTGATGTCCGCGTCGTTGTCCCACGGGATCATGCCGCCCTCGCGCACCGCTCCGAGGAGGGCGCCGTAGTCCAGCCAGTAGTGGATGCCGGCCGCGTCGAAGAGCTGGACGGCTGCCGCGAGGGTCTGGATGACCAGCTCGCGGCAGCAGTCCGGCGTGGGGTCGCCCCTGCGGAGGTAGGTCGTGTCGCACTGCCGCGTGCGGGCAGTGCAGGGCATCAGCTCGAGGTGGGCGGCGGAACGTAGACCCTCCACGGCTCAGCGGCGCCGACGCCGCTGAAGCACCCGACGAACGTGACCTCGGTCGCGACCTCGCTCTTGTCCTCCGTCGCGAACTCCGGCGACTCGAGCACGAGGGCGTTCTCCACGACGAAGACGATGAACTTGCCCTCCTCACCGTAGGTCGTGATGAGCGCGACGTTGTCGACGTACGTGTCGCCCGTGATGGGTCCGCCGGTGATCTTCTGGAAGGCTCCGGCGGGCGACACGACCGCGCCGGGGAACTGCCTGCGGATGTTGTCGATCGTCTGCTCGAGCAGGTTGACGGTCAGCGCTGGCCGCACGGCGGTGCGGCGCATGAGGCCCTTGGTGGGGCCGAGCTGCCCGTCCGCCTCGACCTCGCGCAGCTCGCGGCCGGTGGTGAAGCTGGCGCCGCCGCGGGTGGCGCCGAGGGGAATGGCGTTAGCGATGGCGTTCTCGATCGCCGTCTCCATGTCACCGCCGCTTTCGAGGGCGGTGAGGTCGATGTTGAAGTACGCGGCGCCGGCGTCGAGGACGAGGCTCTCGAACGTCTGGTCGCTCAGCCCGCTAAGTCCCTGAGGCATGTTCTCAGGCTCCCTTCGTTGCTTGGATGGCTCGCACCTCTCCGGCGCGGGCGTATCGGACGGTGAACACGAGGGCCAGGGTCATGACGTTCCGGTCCTCGTTCGGCATCCACGCGTCGGTCGAGTGCCACAGGCGGGCGATGCCTTGCCCGGGCACGGTGAACCTGGCGTGGTCAAGGAGCGCCATGAGACGCTCGCGGATGGCCCAGATGCGGTCGGTGGTCTCGCCGTAGTCCCACACCTCGACCGTGTACGTCGCCGGCCTCGTGGCGTTGTCGAGGCCCTCGCCGGTGTCGAGGCGGTGCGCGATGTACGGCCAGGTGGCGTCGACGGGTAGGCGGTGGTACGGGCCCTGCCAGTGACTCCCGACCAGCTGCGCGAGGGTGGCATCGTTGAGGAGCAACTCGTAGAGGGTGGTGAGGACGGCTTTCGTGACGTCCATCAGATGCCCCACTCGCCCCGTAGGATCTGCTCGAGTTTCGGGCGGGCGAGTTCCACGGCGGTGTCCAGGTGCGGCCTGTTGAGGCCGTCCGGGTCCTGGAGGATGGGCGCGTACTCGAGGGCGCTGCCGACCTTGACCTGCACCCGCCCAGGTGTCTCCTCGAGGGGGCCCGTCTTGTACGACCGGGCGAGGTCGCCGGTTCGGCGGGCCGGGGCCTCTCCTTCCCGGGAGGCTTGGTACCGCTTCTTCGTGCCGGGCACGCGGTACCACTTGCCGGTGCGGTTCCCGACGAGGACCTCGAGCTGGAGGGTCTTCCTCACCTCGATGCCCATCGCGGCGACCTTGCGGCGCATCGCTTGCCGGACGGCTTCGACGACGACGGCGCGGTTAGACACTACTCGTACCCGCGTGGCTTTCGCCATCGTTCACCTCCCGGCATGCGACGCGGACGTACCGGCCGCGGTTGTCGACGGTGGTGGGTGGGGCGATGGGTTGCAGCTCCCGGTGGCGCCAGCGGAAGAGGGTCTTGCCGAGCGTGACGCTCGGCCCGGCTCGCAGGGTGACCTCGTGCGTCACGTTCGTGTAACCGGCCTGGGAGTACCTGGCGGCGCCGCTGGCGTCGACCTGCACGACGGCCGCCCACACGAAGCCGAGAGTGTCCCAGTTGGTGGTGGGACCGCCTACGGTGTTCACGCGCGTGCCGTCGAGGACCTCGACGCGGTGCCTGAGGCGGCCTGGGTTGACGGGCACGGGTAATCACCTCCTCAGAGATCGGGTAGGCGGTCGTCGGGGACGACGAAGAAGCCGGGGTGGTTGCGCCTCTCGGCGCGCTCGCGGTCGGCGTCCTCGACCGCCCTCTCGGCGCGGTCTAGGGCCTTGACGAGCTCCGGGTCGCTGGCGTCGTACGGACCGTCGCTGGCGTACGTCTCCCGCGTCATAGGCCGGGGTTGAGGCGGTAGGGGCGGATGAGCGCGTAGTCGAGCGACCCGCCGCGGTCACTGATGGCGCGGCCGTAGTCGACAGTGCCGACGCCGGTGAGGACGTCGGCGCGGACGTTCTCGACGCGCTGCTCGTAGAAGAACGCGACGCGGCGCATCACCCACGCCTTGACGTCGTCCGGGATGGGCTCGTCGGCGCCGCTCGCGTCCTGGAAGGGGTTGTTGAGGAACGCATCAGCCGACGCCTTCGCGCCCTTCACCAGCTCCTCGAGGAGCGCGTCTTCCTCGTCGTGCTCGACGCGGAGGTACGCCTTCACCTCTGCGAGGTCGAGGGTGAGGCGGTCTTGAACGGCGGTGAAGCGTGCCAAGGGCTACCCCTCCTGTTCCTTGGCGGCCTCGGCGGCGGCGCGGCCGCGGTAGCGCTTGCCGCGCCACTCGAACCACCCGCCGCCCACGGCCTGGATCTCGTCGTTGACCTCCGACGGGACCGGCTGCGGCGGTAGGGGCGGGGCGACGGCCTGCGTCTCGGCGCGCCGATCGAGGTACTCCGCGAGGCGGCTCG